ACAACGCCTATACTACCGAGAAGGCCGAACTTTCTGCCATTCGAGGATCGGAAACGATTCTCGAGGAAACAGCAACGTCGGTGAAGAAGACTAAGTAACCCTTCTTCCCTGCTTCTACGGTATGTTCTTGGTTAAACCGTTATAATCATCGGGAGTTATCCTGTGAGTAAAAGTAACGTTCAAAAACGTAATGAAGAGCGCCTTACGGCACTCTTCAAAACGATGTCAGAAGAGCTTCTTGATGCGGGGCCGCCTGAAAGTCCGGCGATCTCACGTCAGGTACAACGTGCCCGTAAGAGGGCACGCTTCCTTAGAGAAGATCTTCAGGAGCAAATGATCGCAGATTTTCTTGCGACGAACGAGAGAGTAAAAGAGATCCAAAAGGTCTCACCTCCCTCTCGTGCTCTTGATCAAAGGATATTGTCGAACGCTCGTTATTATATTACTACTATTTTAGAGCGTTTTACCTCTACCTTTGATGAGTTGGCCATACAGCAGCCACTCGAGATGTCATACCTGTGGTCTCATTGGCGGTTTGGTCCCGGTGCCAGCAATGGCATTAAGGGAACTCACGCCGCTGACAAGATCTATCAGGACATGACTTGTACCGCTCTGTGCGAACCTTTGGTTCTTCAACTGCGTAGGATGAACCCTTACTTCGTGGCCAGGGATGGCCAACTAGGAGTTTCGGGTACTAAGCAGGTCGAAGGTTCTAAACTGACAACAGTGCCCAAGAACGAGGACACTTTACGTACAATCGCCATTGAACCTTCGGGGAACATGTGTCTGCAGCTCGCTGCAGGTATGTATCTCCAGGAGGCCATGAAGCGTATCGGTCTGGACATTCGCAACCAACAGCCTAAGAACAAGGCTATGGCCAAACGCGGCTCCGAGTCAGGTGCAGTTGCTACACTTGATTTGAAAGCTGCAAGCGATATGATCAGCATCGATCTTGTACGTGCCCTTATGCCGGATGCATGGTTCGACCTTTTAATGAAGCTTAGGTCGCCCGTGATTACCGTTCCGCGCGATGGAAAAGCGCGGGATTCCGACATACAAGTAGAGCTTCATATGATCAGTACAATGGGGAACGGTTTTACTTTTCCCCTGATGACACTGATCCTCGTCGCTCTAATCTACGGCTATCGTTGTACTCGTGGTGGACCTAATCTTTTTATCGATTGGTCCGACACTTGCGTGTTTGGGGATGATATTATTATCCCCTCACACGAGTACCGCGGTTTCGTAGATGTCTTGACAAAGGCGGGACTGATCGTGAACAACGATAAGTCCTTTAGTGAAGGTGCTTTTCGTGAGTCTTGTGGTGGCGATTACCTAAACGGGGTTGATATAACTCCTTTCTATGTGAAATCGCTTGCCAACGAGACCGACGTCTATATAGTCATAAACCAAGTGCTGGCTTGGGGTAAGATGCATAACAAGCATCTTCACCGTGTGCTAGCACTGCTACGCTCTTATATAGACGGTAAGCCTCACCTCGTGCCCGAATGGATGAACCCAGATCAAGGGGTTCTAACGTCCGGGTGTCCTCGGAGATATACCTACCTCAGCATATGCGCGGAGCGCAAGTCGCTTTCAAAAGAAGCGACCCACTTCTCCATGCCTCTAGCTGTAGGCGGGTACTTACTACCATCGCCCCAAATAAAACAAGGGGCTTCGGTAGATTCCGAGGTTGGCGACGAACTGTTCTTCTTACCCCGAAGCAATAAACCGCCTAGGGTAAAAGTTCGTCGGTCCAGATTGCCGCAAGGCTTTCTGGATGGCTGGGATCCTGGTTACAGATCTCAGC